CCGCCATATGCTAAGGTCGCTTGGTCCATGCCCACAAAAGTGTCGCTACTCGTTAAATAACCACCTTCTGTTGATGTGCCGACTGTTTGGCCTGCTCTATCCTCAATGGCCATTTTAAGGCCCCTGTCATTCATATTGACCTTGCATTTATTAGCAGCTTCAAGCCAAGACTCTTTTACAAGGCTGTCGTTACCACTTGCTCGGCAGACCCATGCACGCATAGCCAATTCTCTATCTCTATTAGTGAGCGTCTGCCGTCTATCTACTCGCTGCTCTCTAATCTCAGGCTCAATTAAGCCTCTTACTTTCTCGCATCTCTCTTCAGTCTCGGCCTTTGTCAAAAGGCTTTTAGCCTCACTGTCAAGGCGGTCATACTCGGCCATTTCTTCATCGCTCATGGCCCGCTCTTCTTCTGTTACTTTATCTGCAAGAGCTTGCAATTCTTTAACAAGCTCGGCTCGCTGTTCTCTAAGTTCTTTTGCTGACATAGTTACCTCAATAATTCTCAAGCGTTTAGGCGTTGCGCTTTGGCAACTAAGACACTTGGGTCTCACGGGTATCTATGAGGCTAGGCGCATAAAAAAAGCCTCTTTCGCCTTTGGCGAAAGAGGCAGAAATTAAGAAAGGCCAGCTAACAAATTAACTGATTCACATGGGCAATGCGCTTTCTAGTTTCAAGTTCTCTGCGCCATTCTGTGTGGCTGTCTTTTAATTCTCTTAATTCGGCACTTCTGACGCCAACGTTAGTGCCACTGCCATATGCAGGGCGGGTAACTGGACTGACATCGTATAAAGTCACCTTTTGCACCTCTCTAACATCTTTATCGCCGTCTTGCTTCCACTCTTCTTTATCGACAGTGAACGCAAAAGAACTGCCCCTTACGTCTCGTCTATTTATGCTTGTCATTACGTCTCGTCCTATTGTTGTATCGGGCGGGTCTATCTCGTATTGCAGGCCATCGTCATTTGTCCACACTCGCAACGTATCAGGGGTGCGGCCCAAAACCATATTTTCGTTATGATTGTAAAGTGCCACAATGTCGCCCCCTATGGACTCATCAAAAGCGCCTTTTGCAATTCGTTCGTACACGTCACCCCAGAGCCTATACTCGGTCTGCGTAGTCCCGTCATAATATGGCGCAGCCTGCCCTTTTATCTTTTTATCTTCGCTTCTTACTTCTGTTGCTGTGTATCGTCGCTCCATTCGAGGCACCTCACTAGTTCTTTAATATCTATGGCGTTGAATACCGTTTTTCTTTGTTCTGGCAATACTGCCTCTAGTTCTGTATCAAGTCTTGTAAGAAGCCACTCGGCGAATTTATCAGCGTTAGGATAAGCAGGCTCTAGGGCCTCTGTTATCACTTTATGATGTCTTGACATAAGACCCGGCTTGCCGTCTTTTGCTAATCGCTTAACTAAACGGTCTAGGATAGACTCTGTGAGGGCGGCAGCCCTCACAGAGTCTTCGGCCTCGTCTTTCTCTTGCTCTTCTTCTGGTGGCTTAGGTGGCTTCTGTGGGCCTATTTCGTCGCCACCGTCAACGCTCGGCATGTTTAGTAATGCACGGCATTCGTTAAGAGACAATAGGCCGGTTGTATATTGCTGTGTGATAACGTCAATCTCGGTTTTTTTGTCTGCCCTCTCTAATGCCAATCGTTCAAACTCAATGTAGTGGCTGTCTCGCTTTTTTTGTACTTCGGTAAGAAGCTTGGCTTGTAGCTCTTGCTCCCAATTGCATAGGATGCCGCCCAAACTGTGGTTTAAGAACTGTTTATTTTCGGCTTCAAGGCTCTTGTAGCTTGTATTGATGTCAGCACCAAGATATGAGGCAGGGATGCCGAATATATTGGCGAGTTGTTTTACTGACATCTCCATGCTTTGGGAAAATTGAGATTCATCGCAGGTTAAGCCTAATTTGTTAATGGTTGCCCCGTTTTCGAGGATTGCGACCTTATGCGAGTTTTCTAGTCCCTGGTGCATAGTACCCCAGCTTTGACGAAAACGCTTAATGGCCTCTTCGTCTCTGAAGTGTCCAGGATGCTGGACAACAACATTTATGGCTGAGCCATGCGAGAAAAATTTATTGCCGAACTTCAAAAGGCTAAGATCATAGCCAAGTGCGTTCTTCAAAACATTTACAACGCTGTAACCTGCATCTCCACTAGCACCAAGCCCCTTAATGTGTATCACGTTCTCTGGCAATAGCTTGCGGTCTTCTCCGTCAATATGCGAGACATAAATAAGCCGCCCGTTTTCTCTTGCGGGGTATGTTTCTTGACTGTCCAATATCATTACGTCTGTTGGTGTCGCCAATTCGTCTCTAAAGATGTAAGAGTAAGAATTGCCATGTAAGAGAGCCTGCCCTTGCATTGTCATAACCCACTGATAAGGCGTTAGATACTCAGCGGGTCTATGCCTTAGCAGATGATAAGCACGGTGCGCCGTTGCTCTTTCTCGGCCCCCGTCTTTTGTTCTCTTATAGACTACGATTGGCAGACGGGCAACAGACTGGCTTATAAGGTTAATTGCTCGCCAGACTCCAGCCGAACCTAGAACAGTCTCGCCATTGACTCTGACACCACTATCTGCCGGTGTCGATCCCAATAAGTCCCACATATCAGACGAGCCTATGGGGATGCTGGGATTGTTTACGTTACGCTTAAATAAGTTTTTGAACCACATACTTTATGTATGCGGTTGCCTCAAATAACTATTAGCCCCCTTGTGTCATAGACGTTTACTTGCTCACCCTGCGCAAGAACCATCCCCAAAGCCATTACGGTTGCCACCACCGGGTCTATGCGTTTTGAGTCCTTATGCTCTGGTTTTACAGGTTTTATATTTGCGGCGGGATCTGTGGCGCATGACACGTTACTTACAGCCCAGGTCATTAAAGGGTTGCCATCGTGGATAATCGTATGCTCTAGGATTCTTTTTTCTAGTTCTTTAGATGGCGCAGACATCGAAACATAGCCTTGGCCAAAGGCCACCATATCAAGCCCTTCGGCTTGCAATTCAAGAACCACCGGGCAGGCATTGTAGCGGTCATATGCAATCGTCCTGACATCGTATTCGGTTGCTAGGTTTCTTATTGTTTCTAGGATTGACCTGTAGTCAATCACGTTGCCATCGGTCTGTATTACGTGGCCTTCTTTTGCCCAAATATCATAAGGGACTCTATCGGTCTTTATCCGCTCTCTGGCGTTTTCTTTCGGCATCCAGGACCACGTTTTAACGTACACATTGCCGTCCAATGGCCAGACAAGAGAGAAAGAAGAAAGGTCTCTTGTGTTTGAAAGGTCGAGCCCACCGTAACATGGGACGTTAGAAAGGTCTGGCAATTCGCCTTGACATTGCTGCCAGTGGCTTAACGGTAGCCAGCGGGTCTGCTGTTCTACCCATTGGCATAGATGAAGGCACCTAAAGGTATTCTCATAGGCGGGTAGCTCTTGGGCTCTTTTGCATTCTTTCTCTAGGTAGTCGTGAGAAATACTGACATCATAATTAGGGTTCGCTTTCTGCCACGTTTTTTTATCGGTCCAGTCCTCTTTCTCATCTGCTGAGTAAATGGCAGGCAGAAAGGTAGGATCGTCTATAACCCCATCTCTTACTTGACAGGCGTAGTTGTGGATTTCGAACATTATGGAGTGACGGTCCCAGCCACTCGTTGACGTAATTAAGAATAAAGGTTGCTCTCGTGCGCCTGTACTGGTCTGCAATACGTCGTATAGTTCACGAGTTTTTGCTGCGTGCAATTCATCATAGACTATGCAGCTTGCATTATTACCATGCTGCGCCCCAGCTTCGGCAGCAATGGCGCACAAAAAAGAATTTGTCTTTTGATAGACAAGCCTCTTGCGACTATCCAGGATCTTTAATCGTGACGACAGCGCTTTTTGCTGGCGCACCATGCCAGAAATAATATCGTACAGAATGCCGCTTTGGTCTCGTGTTGTGCTGGCTAGGTAACATTCGCCCCCTTGCTCATTATCACAGAGAAGCATATAGAGGCCGACTACAGCGGCCAAAGTCGTCTTGCCGTTTTTGCGAGGAACTTCTAAAAGGGCCTGTCTGTATCTTCGCAGGCCCGTTGTCTTATGTCGCCAGCCAAATAGTCTTCTTAAAAAGGTCTTTTGCCAGTCTTCGAGTAATAGAGGTTGCCTTGCCTTTTTGCCTTTGACGTGAGTACAGAGACTTTCGCAAAAATCTATTACCCGTTGTCCGGCTTCGTGGTCGAAATAGTAGTCTTTGCTCTTTGTAGAGTGCGGATCGTAAAGCATGCAGTTATTTAGGCTTATTGCGGCCAAATGGCCGCAATAAGCATCTAACCACTAAAAAACCGTTCAATATCCTCGTTTTTCTCTTCTACTTTTAAGTCGATCTGATTGCGACTTTTTGGTGTTAGTGCGAACTGTTCAGCCAATCGCCTAAAGTTGTCGAAGGCTACTGTACTAGCCCTCAGTGCCTTTACGCCTTCGTTGCTTGTTGGATCTAGTTTTTCTAAGGTCTTGCTTGCTGTCTGATAAACCGCCCACCACCGACAGAGAGACTCTAGGGCAAACTGGTCTAGGTTAGTCGCTACGCCTGCGTCAATGAGCTTAGGGACAATGCGCTCCCACACTTTGCCAGCCTGTCCAGCAAGGCCCCTTGGCTTGCGCAGTGGGCCGTTGGCCTTCGGTGTGTTCTTTATGCGGGATGCGTCGTATTCTCCGTCAATAAGCCTCAATGAGGCTGCTTTACTTGGTCTTGCCATGCCTTTAGATAGTGGATTTTGCGAAAAAAAATGCACACCCTGGGCGGCGTTTGCCATTAAAGGGCTTTTTAGAAACTTTCGTTTTTAATGCTCTTTGTTGTGACAGGGCAGGCAAACAGACTGCAACTTACTGGTAAAGAAGTGCGCTGGATCTTCGTCTATGTGGTGGGCAATCACTGCTGGCGTTGTGATGCCTTGCGCAAGGCAAACTTCGCAGAGCGGTTGGTATTCAAGTTGCGCTTTACTTGTCCTGCGCCATCGTCTGGAATTGTATGGTCTGTCTTTGTTTGGCTTGCGTGGTGTCCACTCTCTGGAGCAATTGGGGCAACGGCCCTCGACTACTTGTCTGCACTTTGGGCATAATCGTTTGCTTAATGTCGGCATGCAGTATCTATGATGGCGCATTAAAAAAGCCCCCTTGCCGGTCTGCGACGGGCAAGGGGGCCCAAAATAGTAAGGACAACAAATTGTATCTATGGTAATTAAGTTAGATCAAAAACAATTCTCTCTGACTTTTTGTAAATCGGCAATTTGTTGGTCAATTCTGAATAGGTAAAGGAAGCGATCCACTGGCCTACGGC